CTAAACCGCAATTTCAATCGATCCGCGGTTTCTCAATCCGACCAAAGCGAGAAGTTCTTCGACTGTCTGGGGAAGCTGCGTTTCCGCCCCAGGCAGAAAGACTTCTTTTGAGCCAATTGCAGCGACCGACACTTCCTTTGCTTTCAAGCCCCGCTTGGCAGAATCAGCAGTCAGATCGGACTTCAATAGCGCGTAGCCCAACTCGCATTGAGCATCTTTGACCTGCCGCGGAACGATCAAGTTCAGATCGCGTCCTTGGTCATCGCGTACGTTCACGCGTGGCCATGCCATATCTTGATCAGCCGCGGCGACTTTTCCTGAGAAAGCGCATCGATCGATCATTCGCGCCGCCGTGATGAGGGCTTTCTCTTTTTCCGTCGAAGTGGCGACACCCCATTCCGATGCATACAGCCGCTCAGCGAAATAGGCGTTCGCTTCGTCAAGCGAGACGTACGAGTTTGTTCCAATGATCAGAGCAGGCATATCTTGCCACCTCGAAAAAAGCGGGGGCGAAGGCCTCTCGCCAACGCCCCCTCAGTTCATCCACCATGGCCGGTAGAACTTTTAGGCCGCTGGCACAAGGAACGCGCCGTACGTGATGCTTGGCGTCGTCCCGGAGATCGTGCATCGCAGTCTGATATGCGTCGCCGCCGCGTCGTGCTGGCGAACGAAATCGCCGGAGAGCGGTATCTCGTAGATACCAACCGCGGTCAGAGCAGGCAGGGTTGCCACCGTCTTTGCAGAGGTGAAGCCTGCGTTATCGTCGGTCTCAACCGTGAAAGTGTAAACTTCATCGGCCTGCGCTCGGTCAATTGCCGTCACGTTGATCACGGCTTTGAAAGCACCCGCTTTTGCCAAGTCCAATGCTTTCGCCGCCGTTGTATGCGTCGACGTTGAAGCCGCTGCGCCGCCATCGCGAAGCTCAAGTTCTTTGTCGAAGAGATACGCTGTCATTGTCGTGGCTCCGATTAGGCGTTGTTGATGCGAGTGAGGCGAGCCGCCGCTTTCGGGTGCTTCAGCACCACGGCGGCAAACCACTCGATGCGCGTTCGCAAGGCTGGCTTGTTCGGAATCTCGCCAAGGTCGCGGACATCGACAGGCCCGGTCTGAATCCCGTGAAAAGTATCGAGGCCAAAGCGGGCGGCGTAGATCGAGCAGGTGTCGAAGTTTCCCTGCCCGTCATCTTCATCGAAGCCGAGGATAGAAGTGCCGCTATCGTCATCTTCGACAATACCGATCGGCACACCGGCATACGATGTCAGCGGGCGTCCAAGCTGATCGACGCTCATGCTCACGGCGGCCGTTCCAGACGCAAGAGCGGTGATCTTTCGCCGCATCGTCTTGTTCATGAGCAGGATTGTCGGCGAACCCTGAACCGCATCGATCAGTTCGTCGACTTTCGCCAGCGACAGCGTTGCGCCGCCGGATGTAAGCGCCACAACCTGGCTACCCGTGAGCCGCTTATTCAGGCCGTCGAACTCGCGAGGATTCGCAGTTTCGTCGCCGTCGAAGAACGTCTTCAACCATCGAAGCGACAGCGCTTTCGATTTCAGCCCGTCATGCACGGCCCGCGCATCGTTTGTACCCGTACCGGTCTGGGCAAGAAACGTATCATAGTCGCTTTCGCCGCCGCAGATCGTCAGCTTCTCGGTCTGCGGGTTGATGACGCCGGTGCTCTCGGTATAGCTCTCGTTGATCCCGCGGAACGCGATGCCTGGCAGCGTTCCTTCGCGGTTGTAGACATAGGCTGGCCCGTTGATCGACTCGAAGGGCAAGTTCAGCAGAACCGGATTTTCGCGGGCGAAGATTTCAACAACGCCGCTCACAAGCGGCGAAGGATTGAGCTTCGCCGCTTCAAGAAGGGTAAGCATCGGTTAGGACCTCTTTGCGTATCCCGCGGCTATCCGTGAGACCGGCGGGAGCGTTGACGGGTCCTGATCCTTTGGCGTAATGCGCGGCTTGCCAGTGTCGGTAGAAGGTACGGATGCTGCACCACCGAAAATCCCGGTCTCCTTCGCTTTCATGTACCAAGCGACCTGAGCCGAAGGACTCAGATCGGTAGGAATGAGCGATCGAAGGTTCTCCGGAACACCGGCCAACACTGCCTGCGCCATCTGCGTAACTTGCTCTTCAAGAGAGCGGCGCTTGCCGATCTCTTCGTCAAGTCTCGCCTTGGGAATCAGGTGTGAATCCGCCTTATCGCTGGCAGGTGCGGAAGCGCCCTTTTCGGCAGGCGGCGCCGGAGTTTCAACTGTCATCGTGAAAGTCCCTGGAATGCGGGCGCGATAAAGGGAGCGCCCAAGACGGCTGCTTCTTCGCGGCGCTCCTGCAATGTTTGAAGCGCCAAGGCCCGGTCTCGAATATCCGGATTGTCAGCCATCAATGCATCAACCGGGGACCAAAGCCCCATCTCCATACGGCGGCGATAGGCTTCAAGCCGATCGCGCTCGGATAGCTCTTCCCCAATCTCCCCGAAATCGACAGAGAGCGTTGCGGCTTCCGGGATGGAGTTCGGGCGATGGGTATTGACGACCCTCTTCAGCACCTCGAAAAGCCGCGTCTCATAGAGTCGCCAGAGGTCAAGGTCATCTTGCCGAGCTTCGATAAGATCAAGGTTCTCGGCATTCTTCGCCGCCGCCGATTCTGCCTTGGCATCAAGCTCAAACACGTTCGCAGCCAAGTCGTTTGCGACAGCCGTCTGTTTGATCAGAAATTCGATTGCCTTAAGAACGTCTTCGATTGGAGTGTTTGGAGCGGCGAAACCGAAGGCTCCATCGGTTGGAAGCGCTATCGTTCGATCGGGACCCGCACGCAGTACTTCCCCGCCAGCCAGCCCCTTCGCCCATGCCTGACCATGAGACTGAAGTTCGATTGCCCGCCATAGGTTCGCCAAGGCGACGTTGATCGCCCTTTGCGCTTCAATGATGTCGTCACCGCCGGGAAGAAAGAATGCATCGTCCGGCGAGCTATCGAAGAGCGGAATGAAGGGCAAAAGGCGATACGGGTTGACGCCATCCGGGTTGCCTTGATCGAATAGCGCGAACCCTCTCCAATCGCGGCGAATGAAACTGCCTTCTGTCCAGTCCGCGTAGACAGTGGCGGAAGCGGAAGCGGAAGGATAGGTAACGATGATCCGGCTCGGCGCTTCCGGCTCATCGGCTACAGCATCCAAGATGTTGGGCGTCACAATCGCCAATGTCGGCCGTACGCCATTCCATCCGACCTGAATTGCCGTCGTCTTCAGAAGCTTTGTCAGCCGGTTTGCTTTTTTGAGAACAGCATTCGCTCCGATAGCGCGGTATAGCGATTCGCCGCGCTCTTGATCCCAGCCCTTGAACGATCGAACCGGCGCGGCTTTGTAAACCATCGCCTTTCGGTTGACGATTTTCCGAACGATGTTGATGCAAAACAACCGGAAGGTTTCCGGCTCTGACCATCGCTTGCGAATGAGCGACAGCAAATCATCGGATTGCCGATCTTGATAGAAGCGAAGCCGAACTTCTGCTTCCCGCTTCCGCGCTTCAGACTGCTTCACGAGCGCGATAAACCCATCGCCTGCATTTAGCGATATCGGAATCACACTTCTCAGCGCGTTGATCATTTCCGACTTATGATGCGGCGAGTCGATCGAGTCAACGCTTGACAGTATGCGTGCCTATATTCGTGACTTTACTTTTAAAGAAATGATCGATCTCCATCGGCGCAATGCCCGCACGATTGCGATACGCAGCGTAAAGATTGGAAAGCTTTTGGAAAGATCGGCACGTATCAGCGCAGTTTGGGACTAGATCGCCATCGTTGAGGATGCAAAGGCGCGCGATCGGTCCCGCCGCGTTACAGTGAATGCCGTCGAGTTCATAAGGATTGAGTTCAATGTCACGGAGCGCATACAGCGCCCATGCCAGAGAGTAGACATGATCATCATGGGCATTCTTGGCGTGTTCAAACTTGGCGATCGTACCTTTCGCACCGACTTCCAGCCGATACTCGAAAGTCTCCATCTCGCTGAGAAGCTTTTCGAAACGCGGGTGTATGTGAAGCCGCCCCTCAGCAGCCGCGTTATACAGCGCGGTGAAAATGTTCGACTGCCGTTCCGCGGTGGCGAAAGCCACTTCATGTTCGAACAGCTGATCGGCACACCAAGCTGCAATATCCTGACTGTTGTAGGACTCGATAGCCGCCTTCTTCAGCCCGAACTCTCGATGAAAGCGAGAGAAGGCTCGCTTAATCCCCGAAGCTGAAGAGAATGCGATCGACTCCGAAGCAAGTACGTAAATGTGCTCTTCTTCGCCGTCGAGAACCTTGAGGACGGCAGACGCAACGGTTTGATCGCCGTGAAGACTGAACCCGTAAGCTCGATCCAGGCCACCGCCGACTGCGAAGGGACGCCTGTCGGCAAGGGCTTCAACATCAAGCGGGTAAGGCTTTCGAGAAGAATCAATCACCTCGGGCGGGAACAACGCATTGCTCGCGTTCGTCCACTGATTGAGATGTTGTTGGGCAAAGACCGCCGGCAGCATTTGCGCCGCCCTTGATCGCAGCTTCTTCTCACTGATCCAGCGCGGACCGCGTGCCACTGCATCTTCAAGATTGCTGTAGAAGAGATGACTGAAGTAGAGCGCCGGATCGGCCTTCGTCTGCCAAAGATTGAATAGGCCATAGAGGGGCGACGATCGGGGTCCGACCGTCGAGTCGACAAGCACTAAGCCGTCAGAGCTATCGATCGTGGACGACGCCAGCGCTTGAAAGACTTCATCCGTTCTTGCGGCGTGAAGCTCCGAAACCTGAGCGATGCTGAGTTTCTTACCGAATAGGGCAGCCACGTTCGAAGAGAAGCCCTGAATCGAACTTCCTACTGCCTCGTAATGAATGGCGTCCGATAGAACGCGCAAAGCACCCGATTCGATGAGCGTCTTCGTGTATGGCGTCCGTTCGATGATCGTGCGGACCAAACGGAAAGCTGTATCGACGGTTTGATTCGTCGAGTTCGCCACCAGCGCGATGGTCTGGTTTCGGCGCGTGACGAAACGCCAAACGATGATGAGCGCAGAGATCACGGTTTTTCCATGTCGCCGCGGCCAGCAGAAGACGATCGTCGAGAAATCGCCGTCCAACGCTTCGACGATCGCTGATCGAACATCTTCGGACGGAATTACGTACGGTTGGAAGCCGCCTGCCTCGCTCGGAATCATCGGCCGAACGTCTTCAACAAAGGCCAGAAAGCCCGTCGCGCCGGGTTGCTGCCATCGCGTAAGCTGCGCTTTGACGGTCGTCTTCGTCGTCATCAATTCACCGGGCCGCTCGGCTTATGCTCGTTCGCCAGCGCTTCGAACGCGCCTGTATGCTCGGCAAAGAACGAATGGGCCGCCCTTTGTGCGTCCGTATCGAATGACAATCCGAGTAGAAACGCATGATCGGCAGATTGCGGCGGCAATGGCTCGCCGATCTTCTTCAGCAGATCGCGCACCATGAATCCCGTCAGAACTTGACGCATCAACGCCGCGTGCTCGGCTACTTTCGTCGCGGCAACCCGGTCTTGGGCATCCAGCCATTCCGGCATGAGACTAAGCAGCAACAGGCGACGCTCACGCCACGTCTTGTTCCTCAAACGCTCCGCCGCTGTTTCAACCAACGAAACGAGCGGCGAAGGTAGATCGTCGAATGCAATAGGCTTCGCGTAACTCACCGCTGCATCTCCTTGGGATAGAGTCGGGAAAGCTCATCGAGCGTTAGCCGTCGCGAGTAAGTCGCCATCCGCTCCAATGGAAGTCCGCGGCTCCATGCGCTGTACCGGGTCGGGCCCAGGACCTCCCGCGCAAATGCCGCTGGCTGTCTGCGCAGCCAGGTCTCGTAATTCGTACCCGCCCACGCCTGACCGATATTTTTCGACTGCCAGTCAGCGCGCGCCGTCTTGATCTCTTCGTACCGCTGAGCCTTGCTCATTGCCTTCCAAGCATCGGCTCCTACCCGCGACTTCGCGAGCGCCCGGTATTCCCGATAGACGCCATCGGGATAGTCGGCTGAGCGCACCCATGGCCGAACAGAAGACTTTGCCGGTTTTGCTGAAAGATCGGTCAGCGGAACAAGGACCGAGCGGCAGCGGGGATGACGCGGCGGCCGTGGAAGATCAGGCGCATCGACCGCGAAAACCATGCCGTCGAGACCCCGGCAGATTTCGGAAGTCCGACCGTCGAGCGTTGCAACGTATCGCCAGCCTGCCAGCGCATCGCCGAACAACGCCTCAAAGCTCTCAATTTGCGCGCGTTGTCCAACATCGGCTGCCATCGTATCGGCAAGCGTCGCCGCGGCATTGCGCGACGTGGCACCAACCTTAGCCAGACGCTGAGTGACATCATCGAGTCGATCGCCCTCGGCTAAGGCCTCATGCAACTCCCGAAGAATTGAGTCGATGGCATCTTGGTTGAGCTTTCCGCTCCACGTTCGCCATGGCTTGCCGTTGAAGCTGCCAAGCTCGAAAGGTGAGTCGATGAGTTCATCGAGAGCAGCCAGTCGGCTGATCAGATCGTCGAGGACTTCCTCAGCCACGTCGAGCGCGTCTAACGCTTCGTCGAGGACTTCTTCGACTTGTTCCTGGGAAAGCGACCGGAAAACATTGAGACCGCGCTCAGCGGCCAATTTTTCGGCCCTAGCGCCGAAGCTGGCGAGAAGGAACAGGCCGCTAGCCTGCCCGGCGCTCAACCTTGCCGCCTCTGCCACACTTTGACCGGCCTCTTCAACGATCGAGTCCAGGCGCGCTTCAAGGTCGTCTTTCAACAACAGAAGTTCACGCCTCGCACGGATAAGCCGGTCATGGCTCATGGTTTCGTTATCGCCAGCGTCCCGCCGCAACTCTCGGTCAACCGCAAGGATGGCTGAATCGATTTCGTCTGCCAGCCTTCCGGCCGTATCGGCTGCAACGCCATCCAATCGGAGACGGAAGCGGAGTACGGAGTCGAGAAGCGGATCAGCCATCTCCGCCCCCAAGCGCAGCCGTATGAGGATCGATCGAAACCGGCGCTGCGGTAGCGCTGCCTTTCGATGTCAGCCGAAGATTCCGCAGCACGGCAGTCAGCAGACCCGTAACGCGCGTGTATGCCTCGGTATCGATGGCATTGCCCTTCGCGAGGTCGCGCTCGAAAGTTTCGGCCTGTACGGTCAGGCCAGCAGCCCGCGCGATCAAAAGCCATTGCGATGCGTTGGGCGGCTTCGAAAGCGAACCTGCCAGATCACCGCAAACTTCGTAGTATCGCCGTGCTGCCATCGAACGACGGTCAATCCGTTTGCCGCCGATCACTAGCGTTCGGGGCAGCGGATAATCGGTGGCGCGCGTCCCGGCCATTTACGCTGCCTTCCCGATCAATCGGCAGGTTTGCCGGTTGATGCGACACGCGCGCGACATGCGCCGCAAGTTATTGATATCGTTACTTGAATACCGAGCAGGCGGATAGGTTATCCGCTTGTCGCTTTCAACGATGATGAGAAACTGCCCTTCGGTGCCGGGCCAAGGCCGATGTTCGGAATGCGCTTTTGCCGAAGGCGCAACGGCAGGCCGGTCATTCGCACGCTCGGCTTCGCACGTCGGCCAATTGGCCGATCTAGCTTTCACGCTTCGCGGCACGTCAGCAGCGCGACTATCGACTCGGTTATGAGGGAATACATATCCCGCCTCCGTCAGGATGGGCGGGTATATGTATATATACCCCCATGATTGAGAAGGTTGAGAATATGGCGATTTCAATGAGTTAGCAGGGTACATTGAGGACCTTGAGTGATGATTGAGGAAGAGGCGATTTCAATGGGTTACGCGCATCATTGAGATGGTTGAGGTATGTTTGAGTTCGGGGCTTCGAGAAGCTTTTGAGCGCGCTTCAGCACACGGCGCGAAGTCCCGTTTCCGTACTTCTCCTCGGCTTCGATGATGGCTCCCTGAGCGATGAGTGCGCGCATTGCACGCTCGATATCCTCACGTGGGATACCGGCGAATGTGTCCAGCCGCAGAAGAAGCTTGGGCAAGAACGATGGGCTTTTCGACGACGGCGACGGCCTGTCCCCTTCACGCTCTAGAAGCTCGACTGCCTGAAGCACCTGCTTCTGCAATGCCTGTGCGTTGATGGACGCCATCAGGCCTGTGACAGGTTCATCGCGGACGAAGCATCCACGCTCCCATCGCAGCTTGACCTTGATTCCCGCGGGCGCGTGATTGGCCTTCTTTACGCGAAGAACCCGTTCATCGTTGACGATCTCCCGCTCACCATCGCGCGGCCGCTCAAGGTAGAGACGAGAGCGGGCGGCATTGTTCCAAGCGGTGCTTCCACTGGTACCTGAACGACTTTTCAACCCGTCGGCCGAGGGGTGTTGAATCAGAACGACCGCGCCCTCTACTTCAAGCGCGACGCGCCGAAGTCTGTTCATGAACAGACGGGCTTGGGGGCGGATGTTCTCGTTTCCTGCGAATAGGTCATGCAGGGAATCGAGCACGATCAATTGCGCGCCGGATTCCTTGATCTCATGTTCAAGCTGTCGGAAAAATTCGGAGTCGCGTGCTTGGTTGTCATCGCGGCCGAAATGAAGGAGTACGTTGTCTTCACCGACTCTCGACATCAGAGTTAAGTCGGCGAGGTCGGCACATTCGGAGTCGTAAGCTCTCAAGATGGCTTCCGTTCGCCGCCGAAGCTCTGACTCGTCATCCTCACAAAAGCATCCAAAGGCCTTCACCGGTTCGACGTTCAAGCCGAGCCAAGGCTTCCGTGTCGCGGCTGAAATCATGAGTTGAAGAGCCAACAGCGATTTACCGGAGCCGCCGTCGCCCCCCAACAGGGTGACGGCACCAAAGGGAATGAGGTCCGTCACAATCCACCTGCGTTGCGGCACGGCTGTGCCATGCCAGCGCAGTGGATCGATGATCTTGAGCCGAGGGCGCGGCCATGGTCCCGTCGCGACGGTCACGCGAGAAACCTCTTTGCATTGTAGATTGTGAATAGCTTTCGCCGATCGCGGTCGCTCAAGAATCGCCCCGCTTTGCTGCGCTCGATAACGGCTGCACAAAACAAGCGTTCTCGCCCCATGAGGGCGCAGCCAACGTCACGCAACAGGAACCAAGCAACCGCCATCGCGTCGAGCGGATCAAGACGGGCGTCATCTTCAAGCTGCCCGGCGCTGATCAGGTATCCGAGTTCGCTCATCGGTTAGCTCGACTAGTTTTTCTTGAAGCCATGACGCCATCGAGCGGCGTTGTTCAGGCGGCAGACGCGATAGCTCGACAAGCAACGCGAACATGAGGCGTCGGCAGTATCGAGCGCGAAGCCGCGTGATCAGCGCTTGCTCAAGCTTTGGCGCGATCATCTTATCCGGCTTTACGAACCGATCGCTCTTGCTCAGCGATCCATTCGAGAAGAGCGCTTCGCCGCGCTGCCAATCGGCCCTCCAAGCGAAAGACTGGAAGCCGCCCCTTTTCTTCAAGCGTGCGAACGGTTTTTGCCTTGATGCCGAGAAAGCGCGCAATCTGCGGGGCTCCAATCAACAAGCCTGCCGAGTTGGCCTCACTACTAATGTCAATCATAACATTTATCTCCTCAAAAAAAATTCAGCCGCTTTTGGCAGGAAGATTTTTCATCAACATTTCTAGGGACGCCGACAGATTGAAGACGATCGCACGTCGAGCATCGCCCCCAAGACCAAGGTTCTCGGCAGACCCGGGTGTCCCGCGAAGAAAATCGCGCATTTCATCGAACGAACGCAGCTTGGTAGAGTGAGCGATAAATGGGTTATCGTCTTCTTCTCTAGCCATACGCTTCTTGAAGCTGATCCGAACTATCCCTTTCGTACTCTCCCCGAGCATAGTCGCATAGAACGACAAAAGCCGATGACTATCCTTATCTTCTGTGAGAATCTTTAGACAGTCGGCGGACCATCGAGGGATGTTGTCGCGATATTCATTAAGCCACTTTACTACGCGATCTGGCGACAGCCCTGTAGCTGTCAATTCGAGCGCTATAAGCAGCTCGTGAATCATGGTTCTCGTGTACTCGACCTTGACGCCTGAGCCTGTCCGCGGCATTGGCGGGACGCCAAGATTGCGAAAATGCCTAAGCCTTGCGCGGAAGCGTGAACGATTGCCCTCTGGTACCCGGAAGGTCGCCATCAGCGCATCCTCGACTTCGCCGTAGAGATAAGTTGCCGCCGCTTTCGTCATGTGCTCCGGACTATCAAAAAAAGCGTCAACACGTCAAGTGTTAAAAGTAACTTTTGACTCCATAGGCAAATTCGGCATATTCTAACGTGTTCATGCATTTTGCAGGACAAACGGCCCGGGGAGGTGCTGGCACACCGACCCCCAGGCCTGGCCAAAACGACTACGAAGGAGTCGAATATGGTTGCCTCAACTACTACCGCCGCGCGGCGCGCGGCGAAACCTCTGTCGCGCGCCTTGGATTATTCCGCCACGCCTTGGCGGCTTTACGAAAGCGCTCGCTCCAACATCGCGGCCGGTCGAATTGATCTCGAACTCGGAACTTTCCGGGTCGCGCTTTTCACGCGCTCATCGAATTGCGGAAGCCCGAATAGGGCCGCATTTGCGGAATTGACCGGCGAGCTAAAGCCGGGCGTCGGCTATCGCTCAGGCGGGGAGACCTTTTCCACGTGGATGGACGGCAACGCCCAGTCCATTGTCTTCGGTTCTGAAGGCATGCTCGGCAACTGGGTGGCGAAGGCACCGGGCCTCTCGGCGTCTTTTGCCGTTGTCTACCAAGATGACCATGACGACCGACCGCTGCTTTGCGTCAGCCGCCTTGGTAGTGGAAGGCAGGACTTGCGCGTTGCTGAGGGGATGAGGCTGTCATTGGCAGCGCCGGTTTTGCTCTCGATCAGTGCGAGGGCATGACCCATGGCCATCCGCAAGCGAAGCTGGAAGACCCCGAACGGCGAGCCGCGCACCTCTTGGCAGTACAGTTACACCGGAAGCGACGGCAAGCGGTACGCCAAGCAATTCAAAACGAAGAGCGAAGCCATCGCGCACGAAACCCGCGTGCGCGCTGAGCTTGCGCAGGGCACACATGTTTCCGAATCTTCATCCTGCACCGTCGACGAAGCCGCTGAGTTATGGATTCGTGCGGGCGAGCATGACGGACTTGAGGCGACAACCATTCGTCAGCGCGTGCAGCATCGTAAACACCTGAAGCCTTTCATCGGGCATGAGCGCCTTGTTCGGCTGACTACGCCGCGCATCGAAGCGCTCAAAGATCAGCTTGTCGAGAAGAAGGGGCGGCCGATGGCCCGGCGCATTCTCACAAGCCTCAAAGGCATTCTTGCGGAAGCGCGGCGACGTGGATTGATCGGTCACGATCCGGCGGCGTCGGTCCGAGTCATCGTGCGCCGCGCTGAGGCGATGGATGATGAACGCGCACCGATTCCGTCTAAGAGTGAGATCAAGCTTCTCCTGTCGAAGGCGCAAGAACTTTGGCCGTCGATGTCGCGTTTAAGCACTGGCAAGGAACAGAAGGTCCTCTATTCACCGTGGCGCGTGTTGTTCAACGTCGCGCTGTTCACCGGTCTTAGGCAAAGCGAAATACGCGGACTCCGTTGGGCGGATATCGACCTGAAGGCCGCGCGCCTCTCCGTCCGCCAACGGGCCGATCGTTGGGGCAAGATCGGTGTGCCGAAAAGCAAGGCGGGAAAGCGCGACATCCCCCTAGCGCCGGGAGTGCTGAACCTGCTTCGCGAATGGAAACTCGTTTCGCCGAAATTCGAGTCCGACCTTGTTTTCCCGAACGAGCACGGCCGCCCCATTCTTGGGACGAACCTCTATCATCAAGGTTGGTTGCCGCTTCTCAAAGCGTGCGGCCTATTTGATGAAGTAACTGGACCGAAGATTACGTTCCATTCGCTTCGCCATGCTTTCGCTTCGCTAATGATCGAAGCCAGATGGCAGCCGAAGAAGGTGCAAGCGACGATGGGCCATTCGTCTATTCAGGTGACTTATGATGTTTACGGAAAGCTGTTTGAGGAACATCAACACGACGCGGACGCCATCGCATCGATTGAAGTTAGCCTATTGAGGTAGGCTTGCATTCATTTGGTCGAACAAACGACAATCCTTAATGAGATCAATGAGCTCGCGAGCAAGCGCCGCTGCCTGATCAAATCCCAAGGGAGCTTGCTCGCTAGGAACCGCTGCGGCCACTTCTTCTGGCCTAAATCGAGGAGATTGAGCGGAGTTCTCCATAGCATTGACGTGGCCAGGATCAACCTTTGCAGTTGGATCACGCAATGCGGGGATTACTACCTTATAAAGCCAGTGGGCGTCCTCAGTCCTCAAGGGCCAAGTGCTCTCTTGAAGTAACGGATATCCTAACTGCTCAAATATTCTCAGAACAAACGTAGCGCAGGTCATGCCATAGCCAACCGGCTGTGACACAAACTGGGCATTTTGATCGAATACCGTGCGCTCACTCCGAACTCCGTACGGAATTACGGAAGCGCAATTTGCTCCAACGTCCGCGACAAATCGAGCGATAAGCTGCTTATTCACATCATCCAAATACGATTCTGACCAAATGTATCCGTCTTGTTTTGAGCACTCCTCATCTAACAACTGGTAGTGCCAAGCGAGATGAACAATGCGAGGTCTCGCATTTCGAAGCCGGTAAACTATTCCAATGTGTCGTTGGTTCGGACCAACAGATTTAATGGCCACGCCTAAACGATCAAATTTGGTATCGATTTCGCTTAAGGCGCACCATTGGGCAGTATTCATCGGAGGCCAGTTAGAAGCCTGTCCGCGTCATAGCCTTGATATATAAGGGCGCGACGAGCTTTAGCTAAAGCAGTGCGCCACTCGACTAGCTCGCTTCTAACTGAAAATGTTAGCCGCAACAAAGCTACAGAGAAATTCGGGAGAATATTGTCGAATTGAACTGTGCGCAAAATAGTATCGATAAGCTGGAACTGCCGATCACGAATTAATTCCCCAATGCCTTTTATCATTTCTCCGAAAACATCTTCCACGCGGTCTTCGCTCTTTTCATTTAATAAATCCAGCCAAGTCAAGCTCGCCGTTTTAGGCGATGGGCTAGGCTGGGGATGAACGTTTAAGATCCATACGGTGCGGCCAACGGGGGACCGCAAAATGTTTTCGCCGAACACCTCTGCACATGATTTAAGTGAAGGCACTACACCAATGGCGTACGTGTCTGGGATTGGATACCAACGGCGCGGACCAGAACCAACGGCTTCGGTTATAGGGCTAGATTGCTCGAAGGTGCGCGTGAAGGCGTGGGGATATGCACCATCGGAAGAGCCTTCCGATTTCCTCGTTGAAGGCTCGCGCAACGTTGACGATCTGCTCGATGTCATCTGCATTCTGATTGCCTTCTGAGAAAACGTCGAAGTCGATAAGATAACCGACTTTTTCGGTTTGAGCGTTAACAACGGTACCGTGATTGAGAGTCACTTTACCAACAGCTAAAGGAATGATCACTGTCGTGTGCTTGTTTATGTCAACACCGGTGACAAGATCAGAGCTAGCAAATATTCCAGCGATATGGGGAGCCAGCAGCTCATTCCAAGGCACTTCAGACACAGACAGCGCATCACGATCAATAACGTTAACGTAACGCAACCCGATACGAGTGTAGACGGACGGTGAATAGACAGAGCGTAAAGCATTCAGCATACGGCTTAAGCTAGGCTCAAACTTCTCCCAACGCTCATAGCCGATTGAAGTGATCGCCGCAAAGTCACTCGCCAAAGTTACTTTCTGTCGTCGATCAAGCGATACAAAGTCATAGTGCGGCCTACCGGCGATGTTTTTGAGCGCATCAGTAGGATCAATTTGCATCAACTGCTCGGGGACTAGAACAATCCTGCTTTCAAAAAGCGGGAACTCCTCTTTTATCTCTTTCTGAAACTGATCGGGAAGCGACTTATCGATGCTTAACTCGCGCGGAAAGCGAACCTGACACAACACTTCCTGTAAGGGGTTTCGCTGATATACGACTCGGTCGATCTCAGGCAGCCGCAATACTGCCTCAGTAGGTGGAACGTTCAT